TAAAAATTGGGCGGGAATTAGCTGAAGCCTGGTACATAGAGCTAGGGCAGGCTGCGATGGTGAATCGGGCTAAGATCGATGGGCAGATTGCAAAGGTCGATCTTGGATGGTTCGTGTGGTTAACCAAGAATATGTTTAAGTGGAATGATCGCCAATCGCATGAGCACTCAGGTCCTGATGGCAACCCAATAGAGACTGTGAATAAGCATTCTGATCTGACCGATGCAGAGCTCAATGCGAAGATTGAAAAATTGAAAGAAAAATTGTCAGCTGAGAAAAAGGAACAATCATAGTGATTGAGCCTCAAATAGCTCAAGAATTAAGCACTCCTGAAAGTATCCTATGGGCGGCAGTACTTAGAACTTATTTTGATGATGCTGATTTAATATCAAAACAATTAAGCCGCAAAGAGCTTAATGCGCGAATTGCGAAGTTCATAGATAAAGGAAGCGTCGAGAAATGAAAGGATTTGCAGCATGTGCGCGGTTTCTATGATCGGCGATTATTACGGGCAGAAATGGCATAACCAAATGCATAACCAAATGGCTCAAGGTGGTCTTCCGGGCGCCCTGGCCTTTCAGGCCCCGACTCCAGTTCCAATCTCACGGGAAGAATTCGATGCGCTCAAAAAAGAAGTACTCGACATGAAAGAACTACTGAAGCGCGCCGTGGAATATGACAAACGCACCGGACAGCCTGATTGCCACATGGACGAAAAAGTTGCGATGCTTAAGAAGGTTGCAGAGGCAGTAGGTGTGAGTCTAGACGATGTATTCAAACCAAAGGAAGGCAAGTAGCCATGGGCGTAAAACACTTTATTCAGAACGCAATATCGAAACCCGGTGCACTTCACAAAGAACTTGGGATAAAGCCCGGTGATAAGATTCCTGAGAAGTCGCTCTGTAGAGCTAAACAAGCTTCATACTGAACCTGGGCAAAAGGCTCACATGCTCGCGAATTCCATTCACGTGACAGAGCGCTTGATTAAGCAGGTATTAAAAGGCCTTTATTGAATTGCCCAAATGAATCGTACTGACAAACTCGAACTCCTCGCCCTTCTCGAAGAACGCGAGCGCCGATCTCGCGAGCGTAAAATCCAAAGCCTGTTCCCAAGCACTGGCCCTCTGAGACGTGAGATCTACCCCAAGCACTTAAGCTTCTTTGAGGCAGGTAAAACCCACATGGAGCGTGCCGCAATTGCCGCAAACCGAATCGGAAAAACTACAATGAGCGCTTATGAGGCAACTCTCCATCTCACAGGGAAATACCCTGAGTGGTGGGTAGGTAGGAGGTTTGACCACCCGGTTGAGTGGTGGGCAGCGTCCGATACCGGCGAAACGACGCGAGATATTTTGCAGTTAGAATTCGTTGGCAAGATTGATCATTTGGGAAGCGGCATGATTCCAAAGGACGCAATCATTGGGGAGCCATCCCGAAGGCGTGGGGTCGCAGATGCTATCGATACCGTACATGTGAGACATGTTTCAGGCGGTGAAAGTAGTCTTTCGTTCAAGTCCTATGACCAGGGACGGGAAAAATTCCAAGGAACCAAAAAGCACGGGATCTCCTTGGATGAAGAACCTGATATTCGCATTTATACCGAGTGCCTCACCAGGCTTATGGCCACTCACCCTTCCGAGCAAGATGGCACCATGATTTGTACGTTCACGCCCTTAAAGGGAATGAGTGCGGTAGTATTAAGTTTTCTCAACGAACCCAATCCCAATCGCTTTGTTCTCACTCTCGGATTTGATGACGCTCCCCACTTAAGCGAAGAATCGAAAGCAAAGCTTCTGGCATCGTTTCCGCCGCATGAAAGGGATGCGCGCTCCAAGGGTATTCCGCAGTTAGGGTCTGGCGCGATTTACCCGGTCCCTGAGAGTGAGATTGTTATTCCTGATATGAAAATTGAAGACCACTGGCCAAGGGTGTTCGGCATGGATGTCGGATGGAATAGAACAGCTGCCATTTGGGGCGCATGGAATAGAGAGAGTGACGTTATCTATCTTTACCGCGAGCACTACCGTGGCCAAGCTGAGCCTCCCATTCATGCAGCTGCAATTCGTGCCAGGGACGAATGGATTCCTGGCGTCATTGACCCTGCATCTCGAGGCCGCACACAAACGGATGGCGGCCAATTGCTTCAGATGTACAAGGATCTAGGCCTTGATCTAGAGACTGCTCAAAACGGTATAGAAAGCGGCATTTATGAAGTTTGGATGAGACTTTCAACTGGAAGGCTCAAGATCTTTCGTTCACTCACTCATTGGATTTCTGAGTTTAGGCTCTACAGGCGCGATGACAAAGGTCGCGTGGTGAAAGAGAACGATCACTTAATGGACGCAACACGATATGCATTAGTGTCTGGAATAGAACGCGCGAAAGTAAAACCATCTCCTAAAGAGCGCTCTCAGGCGAGATCTTACACTTTGGGGTCTACTACCGGGTGGATGGGGTGAGCTAGGGACGGGTCGGGGATAACGGGCGCTTCCTGCGCCCCTGGGTTTATGAAGCTACAAGTGTTCATGCGAAGCACCCGCAACCCGCGTTGTCATACATATCCGGTGCTGCACCGCTTTCAAGTAACTCACGAAATTCTTTCAGCCCTAAGTAAACCATCTCTCCTCCCACCGTTCTGCGAATGAACCCGTGTCGCTTGCCAATTATTTTAAACAGCTTCTCTTGCTGTTCCTCGTGCCAACGATACCGCTCTGGCAGCTTCTTAAGCAGTAGCGCCATCTGCTTTTGCCCTGTCTTCACACAGAATCCTCCGCAATTGTTGTGCGGAAACCCCATCTCATACAGCCGTGGCGGCGCTATTCCAACCTTGTCGAGCACGTCCTCAATGTCCTCTTTAGTCGTTCCGCTCGCGATTAACGGTGCAGACACCGTGTAAGGTGCCCAACGCTCTGTAATGGCTTTCATTCGATGCGCCTCAGACTTCCCGATACCGAAAACAATATCACACTCGCCTGGCTTGTAATTGTCCTCAACCCATCCACGGAACAACTCACGCTTGAGCACTCGCGAACAAGGGTCGATACGTGAATTGCCCTGAAATTTAACGTCGTTGAAGACCTCCCAGATATTGCGCCCATCCGCCAACCTATGCATCTCGGTTTGGAAATAGATCCGCGTTTCCTCTAAAAACCGATATAGGTCCTCATCCTCTGTCTTGGTGTCAGTGAATACGAGCAGGGAATTAACCGGCCCGTATTTGCCCACTGTCAGCCTCGCTGCCATGAAACTACCTAACCCGCCTGAGTAGCTTACGATACGCTTCATAAACCCATACCCCTCCCCACTACGCTCGCCATCGTGGCTCGCTCAAACACGTCTCGCTCTGCTGCGCAACCGCTCCGACTGTGGTTCGGCTTACCTGTAGCCATTGGACAAGCCTCATAGGATCCTCTGAGAATCTGCTCTCAGCCATTAGCGCATCAAGTTCACGTCCAGGTCCATATTCCATCTGGGGTACCTCCGTAGACGCCATCAAAACTAACTTTAAAACTTTTTCTTTAACTATCATAAAGATCTTAGCTCCCTCACCATGAAACCGTGGCCACCATTGTCATCGAAGAAAAGATAACAAGACCTGCATTGGGTTCTGAGGACAGCGAGGGTGATACTTCTATGTCCGAAGAGGACGTTCTAAGAGTCGCTCGAACGAGACTCACCCTTGCCGAAGAAGCTGAATCTGATATCAGAAGGCAAGCACTCGATGATTTGAAATTCCGCGCAGGAATCCAGTGGCCTGAAACGATCCAACAAGAGCGCGAACGCGATGGACGCCCTTGCCTAGTGATTAATAGACTCCCGCAATTCGTTCAGCAAATAACCAATGATCAAAGGCAGAATCGTCCTGCAATCAAGGTTCACCCGGTTACAGACGGAGCGGATTCCGACACCGCAAAAATCATTCAAGGCCTCATTCGCCATATCGAATACAATTCAAATGCTGAGGCTGCCTACGATACTGCATTCGAATCTGCAGTCACAAATGGCTTTGGCTATTTTAGAATCGTGACTGACTTTGCAAGGCCTGAAAGCTTTGATCTAGAGGCTTTCATTAAGCGAATCAGAAATCCGCTCTCTGTCTTCATTGATCCCTACTCTCAGGAGCCAGATGGCTCTGACATGAAATGGGCATTCATTACCGATGACATTTCAAAAGATGATTACAAAGAGTCTTTTCCAGATTCGAAGCTTGCAGCTCCCGAGGCCGATTGGAGCGCCATTGGCAATGATCAACCGGGATGGGTCAAAGGCGATAGTGCAAGGATTGCTGAATATTTCTCTATAGAAAAACAAACTCAGATTCTTCATCTCTTAAATACAGGCGAAGTGGTTCGTGACGGGGAGTTAGCCCAAAAGCAAATGCAGGCGCAGGCTGCACATCTTGATGCAAGTGTTGTTAGTTCTAAAGTCGCACACATTCCTATCGTAAAATGGCGAAAGATTAACGGCATTGAGATTCTTGAAGAAACCGAATGGCCAGGTTCTTACATTCCGATTATCCCTGTTTACGGGGCCGAGATCTTTGTGAACGGTAGGCGCATTTTAGAAAGTGTCATCAGAAACGCGAAAGACGCGCAGCGGATGTACAATTACTGGAAATCAGCTGAGACTGAAACAATTGCGCTTGCTCCTAGAACTCCATTCATTGTAGCTGAAGGACAACTTGAGGGTTATGAAAAGGATTGGGCAGGTGCAAACCGAAAGAACCATGCTTTTCTTTATTACAAACCTACGACAATTGCAGGAGAACAAGCGCCGCCTCCTCAACGCCAAACTTTTGAACCTGCAACTCAAGCAATCACGCAAGCCTCGATGCTTGCAGCCGATGACCTTAAAGCGACAACTGGTGTTTTCGATGCAGCATTAGGCCAGCAGACTCCTGATGCAAGTGGAGTTGCAATTCAAAGTAGGCAGGGACAGTCTCAAAATTCTAATTTCCATTTCGTCGACAACCTGCATCGATCCATCAAGCATGCGGGGCGAATACTAGTCGACATTATCCCAAAGATCTACGACACCGCTCGCACTGCTCGGATTATTCACGATGATGGCACTCAGAAGATGGTGAGAGTGAATGAACAATTCCAAGACGAAACCGGCAAAGATCGAATCTACTCACTCGATGCCGGTCGTTACGGAGTGACCATTGACACGGGTCCAAGTTTCGCGTCTAAGCGGCAAGAAGCTTCAGCCGCCATGACTGAAGCAGTCCGCGCCTATCCGCAGCTCATGCAGATCATCGGTGATCTCATGATTAAGAACATGGATTGGCCAGGGGCTCAGGAAATGGCGGAAAGACTTAGGCTCACGCTTCCACCTCAGCTTCAAAATGATCCTAAGGCAATGAAGATTCCTCCTCAGGTTCAGGCTCAGATACAGCAGATGCAAATGATGGTTAAGCAATTGAGCCAAGAACTGAATGAGACAACAAAGATTATTGAAACAAAGAAACTTGATCTTGAGTCGAAAGAGCGAATTGAATTTGCAAAGCTTCAAGCAGAAATCGAGATCAGCCTTGCAAAGCTTGGCACTCAGTCCAGTATCGCCCTTCTCCAAGAAGAAGTGGGCGCTATCAACCAACGTTTAAAACTTGTGAACATGAATCAACCGATTGATGTTCCACCCGATTTTAATCCACAAGGAGCCGATGGCGGAAATTACGCTGGAATGGGCCATGTGGGTTCAGGGCCTACCGGCGGGCCAGCACCGGGTACACCCATGGAGCCACCAGTACCATGAGCATTCAAGTGCGTTCTAACGAGAAACCTCAAACACCTCCTGCGAGTCAAGTTCCAGCACCTGCTGCTGAAATCTCGGCACCCGTAGAAGGATCAGGTGAATCCGAGGAACAGTCGTCAACATCATCCGCGCCGGAGGCTGAAAAGCCTTCTGAGCAAAATAATGCTTCGGAATCGGACCCCGAAGGAGAAAAGAAACCAGAAACAAATGAAGAAAGCGAATTAGAGGAAAAAGAGTCAGGGAAAAAAAAGGGAGGCTTTCAGCGGAGAATCGACAAACTGAGTGCAAAGATTACCGCTAAAGACCAAGAGCTCGAGTATTGGAAGCAGCAGGCGCTTAAGGGCGCTGGCGCTCCCAAAATGGAGCCTGAGGTTAAGCCTTTGGTTCAATCTCTTACTTCTGATGGTAAGCCAAAGCCTGAAAACTTCGAGACTCACGCTGAGTACGTCGAAGCTCTCACCGATTGGAAGACTGAACAGAAACTCAGGGAACGCGATCAAAGGGCTGCAAAAGAGCGTTTTGATGAAGCACAGTCCAAGATTGTGACTTCTTATAGTGAACGTGCGAAGGCATTTTCTACCAAGACTCCTGATTTCCAAGAAGTGATCGAGGAAGTGAACCACATTCCACTTTCGCCGACACTTCAGGACATTATCCTCAATTCTGAAAATGGTCCGGAGCTGGCTTACGAGCTTGCGAAAAATCCAGGGGAATTTGAGAGAATATCAAAACTTCCTCCTACCGTTTGCGCTCGTGAGGTTGGCAGATTCGAGGTCAAACTCAATTCTTCAAAACGTTCTGGGACAGAAAAGAAAATAACCCAAGCTCCCACTCCGATTGCGCCAGTTGGAACAGGCGGAAAAGGATCGGTTGCAAAATCGATCTATGATCAAGGCTTATCCCAAACGGAATACGAAGCACTTCGTAGGGAGCAATTGAAAAAACGGAGGCAGGCTGGTTAAAAAACCAACCTGTTTAAGACACTATGTCACAAACCTTACTTACGCCAAGCATGATCGCAAAAGAAGCGCTCATGGCTTTCAAAAATAAACTAGGATTCACAAAAGGTATTGATCGTCAGTATAGCGGCGAATTCGCAATCAAGGGGGCAAAGATCGGTAATACCATTACGATCCGTAAGCCTCCCAGGTTCACAGTGAATTCTGGGCCCACCATCAATATTGAGAACGTGGTTGAAGAAAGTACTTCGCTTACTCTTTCAAACCAAAAGCACGTCGACTTTCAGTTTAGCTCTCAGGATCTGACATTGACGGTTGATCGGTTCAAAGAGCGCTACTTGGATCAGGCAGTTCTAGCGCTTGCCAACCAAGTCGACCTAGATGGTCTTAAAACCGCTGCACAAAACGTATATAACGCAGTAGGAACTCCGGGAACCACTCCGAATACAGCTCTTTTGTTCCTTCAGGCTCAACAGAAATTGAATGAATTAGCCTGCCCACAAGATAACAATCGGTCATTCTTCATTAATCCTGCTTGCCAGGCAAACATGGTCGATGCATTGAAGGGACTCTTTCAATCATCTACACAGATTGCTGAGCAGTATGAAAGCGGCATGATGGGGGTGGCCTTGGGCGGAAAGTGGTATCTCGCTCAAAATATTGATAACAGTACTACCGGGCCACAGGGCGGAACACCACTCGTCAACGGTGGCGGCCAGACCGGATCCAGTCTCTCAACAAAGGGCTGGACTTCTGCCGCAGCCTCTAGACTAAGTGTCGGTGACGTTTTCACGATTGCCAATGTGAACAAGGTCAACCCGATCACGAAACAATCCACAGGCGTACTCCAGCAGTTCGTCGTGACTGCAGCGTTCTCGTCCGATGGATCTGGAAATGGAAGCGTTTCCATATCCCCTGCCATCACCACGAGCGGACCCACTCAGACCGTGGACGTTTCCCCTATTGATGGTGCAGCTCTCACCATATTAGGCGCCGCAAGTACACTGACAGCGAACAATATTCTTTGCCATAAGAATGCATTCACTTTGGGTTCAGCCGATCTTGAAATGCCTGGCGGAGTAGATTTCGCATCAGTTGCTTCCGATGATGAATCAGGGCTCTCCCTTAGGATTGTCCGAGCCTACGACATCAATAACGACATGTTCCCTTGTCGTATTGACGTTCTGTACGGCTGGGCGGCTTTAAGGCCTGAATGGGCATGCCGGATCACGGGTTAATTTCTCAAGGAATAAAAAAGGAGAAACGATCATGTCAGTCAATACTGTCACAACGTCAAATCAACTCAATACGCCTGAAACTCCAGATGGTTATCAGGTGGGTTCAGCTGCAACATCGAAGGTTGGGTTCTATGGTGCCC